AGGGTATGTTCAAACCATGAGGGATGCAACCGAAGGAGAAAGGGTCAAACACCTTGATCGAATCTCCGAGAGGATTCCTACCATACCATCTGTCGAATGGATTGGGGATAAGTTCAGTCTACCTTCCCCCGTCAAGATTAGGATTACCGATGCCTTTCTATCTGTTGGCGACTACTCGAAGTGGGGGTTTGTTAATGGCGTTACCAATGCCGCTAACCTTCACCACGACTACGATGAAGCAACCAACCTAGAGAGACTCGGTGGTAAGATTCTTGAGTTCAACAACCATCAATGGTCAGACATCGCTCGCGCAGAGTATAGACAGGCTGCGTGAGTCATGGCCTATGACTCTGCCAAAGTTCCATCTATCTTTAAGAAGATAAAGTGGAAAGCATTTACCGTCAACCTAGATGTCGGTGGTGGTAAGTTTGAAGATGCCACTTTATACTTGGCAGAGAGGGATGTGACCAACGTGGTCTATGATCCCGACAATCGTAGCGCGGAACACAACCTCGGCGTGATCACTTCTGTGATTGCCCGAGGGGGTTCCGACTCCGTTACGTTGGCGAATGTTCTTAACGTAATACCTAAATGGAAAGATAGAGATGCCATTCTGTATTACTGCAAGTTACTTTCCAAGACTGGTGCTCCCATATACATTGGTGTATGCGAGGGAGACAAGTCGGGTCGTGGTCGAATGACCGATAGTGCGTGGCAAGCCAATCTCAAGTTGTCGGAGTATCACGATGCTGTGATGCACCGCTTTAAGATTGTATCTGCTACGCTTGAAATGATAACAGCGGTCAAAGATGATTAGAGTTTTAGTACTAAAACTCCCGCTCGATTCGAGGGTTGAACTATGCGAAGAATGGTGTGCCGGGTCTGTCACCTAATAAAAGACCCAAGTCAATTTCGACAAAACCAAGCGGTAGCACCCAGTCAGAAACCTAGATGTCTGGCGTGTGATGCTAAAGTGAAATCAAGGAGAGACTATGAAACCTTCATTCCTAACAGACCGTAACTTCTGGTTAGCAATAACGGTGGCTGTCATTGTGGCAGTCTTACTATTCTAGTGGTCAGCAATCAGATGACATACGCAAGATCGACACCATGTCCTTGCGATGACTGCGACCATGCCTATTATTGCTTCAGTCGGAAAAAAGAATGCAAAGTCTTTTCCTACTGGACAAGATACGGTAAGGTTCTAAAACATAAGGGTGTTGTTGTAGAGAGATCACCCGATTTCAATGTAGAGTAATCCTCCTAGTTGCGCGCTCTTTCGCGAGAGTTCAAGCGCAACGCTATTAGCCCCCCATCTTCTGGGGGGCATTTTTTTTTCGCCCAGAGTTTAGACTTTTAGTACTAAAACTCCCGCCCTATCTCTGGTACATCTTCTCCAACCAATGCTCATCTTCTTGATCCGGGGCTTGCGCCGATCCGGGTCGTAATTCTAGATCCTGTATCCAATTTCTGTCCCGCCAATCCAAGTCACGCATCCATTCTTGGATCGCCATTCCCACATCTTCTTCGTAAAATTTTTTTCGTGGTCTCCCCATCTTCTGACCTTTATTTGCATTATATCATATTGGGGGGTAAAACACTGCCAGCCTTCTATCTCCCCTCCCCTTAAATGATGACAGTATTTAAAAGTGCAACCGATTTGAACTGGTTTGAACTGGTTTGGCTGAACTGGTTTAGAGTCTTCGGTGTAGGGCTCGGTCTATCTCCCCCTCAAATACGTCCACTATCCCTAAAACCTCCCTTCTAAACCTAACCCTCCAATGCCTATGCCATGTTCTTTCTGGGGTATTCATAAATCTGAACCGATAACGTTCGGTTCTCTTCAATTTTCCAGACCCATCACAGCTAAAGCAGTCTATTCTAGTGTATCCGGTGGCAACGTAACCCTTACCGTTGCATCTAGTACACATATCTGACCGAATTGACTCCTGTACAGCCAACTCTGCTAACCTGACTAAAAAATGCTCATTCGGATATTCCCACTTATTCTCCTTGGATATCTTTTTAATCTTGTAGAATATGTATCTCCACACATCTCCGTAATATCTGTCCTCACCTGCATACTTAAGCCTAGCATAATTAGATACTATTCTCTCTGTACCTGCTAGGGCAAAACATATGTCAGTCCAAGGGCGTCTTGGGTTGATCCAAATGCTAGATGATAATGGTGTTAATGATTTAAGGTTCTCTTTCGATCTCTTCCTCAAAGTAAATCCCCATGAATATTTCTTTTGTTGGTATTTTGGGAAGCATCAGTTCGATTTCTCCAGTCTCAATGTATTCCTCAAACTGTTCACACGCAACCTCATGGATAGCACACGAGTGATACTGCTCACATCCACGGCACGGTGTCCCTGTCTGCCGCATTATTCTTTGCCAAATTAGATTATTGGTCAATTGGTCTTACCAATTTTCTGAGGGATGGCCAACACATTCTTTGATGTGGCCTCCAAATATATTTTCCCCCTCGTAATCCTCAGAATAAAGAGGGGGCGTATGCATCTCAGCCTTATACTTCAACTCCTCTAAAAATATCTGAAGAAATTCTACGTTCTCATCTCGATCAAGTTCTAGGTAGAGGATTGGCCTACACCCAACAATTGTGTTCATTGCTCCCTGCAATACCTCTGGCTCCATTCCCTCCACATCAATTTTTATGAAGTCACACCTTGCTAATCCTATGTCATCCACCCTGCAAACAGCAGTCTTTTCTCCATCTTCGTGACCATCAATAGATAATCCACCAAAGTTATTCTTTTTCAAGGGGTCTAAAATGGGAATCTTCACCAATCTCTTGGCATAGCCTACACCTAACTGGCGGCAATCTACATTCTGGATAGAATTAAGAGCCATATTAGCGCAAAGAGTTTGGAATAACAGTCTCTGAGGCTCAAAGGCCATAACAAATCCAGATGTTCCCACCTTGTTTGCAAACCACAGAGTGTGGGTTCCAATGTTTGCACCAATATCGAGCACAGTATCTCCCGACTGGACAAACCTATCAAATAATTTTAACTCTTCTATCTGATATTTACCATAAAGTTCAATGGACTTTCCCACATACTCGTCGTTGGTATTATACAACACCATCCCATCTTGGGTTTCCTTGAGTATGTTATACTTCATGCCTTTGGTGATAATCCCTTTAGCCTCATAGGCCAAGCACCAAGTAAGAACTTGACGCCCTCCCTAGACTTTACCATTGCTGTAGGAAATCTATAAACCTTCCAACCCTCTCTCGCGGCAAGGTTATACTTCTCACAGTCCCGATGAAACCCGGCACCAGTCACATGGCGCCCTTGGACATAGGTTCCTCCCTCGATCTCAACGGCTATACTCACGTCAGGCCAAGCGAAGTCAAACCTAAATCTCCTGTAGTCATGAAAGCGGTACTCCTCCTCTGGATATGGAAAACCAAACTCATCCAGTTGGGCAAGGAAGAGTTCCTCCCCTTTACTTCGGGACGTAGCCACTCTCTAACTCTTGTTTACTTGGCTCAAGTAATCTAGGGATATCCGCCCTACGCCCACTCTTGAACGAGAACGGTGCGCCACTAAACCAGAGAGCCAAGCATGGATGCTCTGGATCATACCGATTCTTTACGCACTTGAGATATCCATCAGGCTTGCGTAGCCATTCCTCGTCTTCCGGATTATTATACAGCTTCTCCTGCTTGCGTACATCCTTCCAGATAAGGAAGGCGTAATCAGAGAGGTCAGAGATTTCTCCACTCCCTTTAATATCCATCTTGTCTCCCATCTTGGTTTCTGATTCCCCCTTACGCATATGGGCAACCAAGTGAATGTGGAGTCCAGTAGTCCGAGCCGCCTCCTTGAGCATCCGGACAAAGTTCTTCTGGCCTAGATTGAGATTGGCCTGATCTGTCTGGAGGTCTACCATCATCAATGAGTCAATTACTAACTGCGTAAACCCATTGGCAGACGCCCATCGAGCCAGAGCGATTATCTCTGATGCCTGTACGTGCTCTTCCTTTCCATAGATGAATACTTTTCCTTCCAGATAGTCCATGATATAACTTGCGGCCATAGTTGTGGGCTCACCCACCCCAAGCGTCTGTTTCACCATGCGTTCAATCTGAACATGGAATGCCATTTCAGGCGACCAGAACAAAACCTTCTCATCTTTATCAGTGTACTTGCCTGCCGCCCACCACAAACAGAACTGCTGAACCAAGGCAGACTTGCCGTGGCCATTCACTCCTGCCCACACTGTCATGGAGCCGGGAATAATGCGCAGATCTGTTTTCTTTAGACAGGGCAGTTGACACCCAGCTTTAAGGTTTCGGTTTTCGATCCAAGATAATGTCTCTTCCCTAAAGTTATTAGGGGAGAAGACGTGACCCTCTACATCTACAGGGTTCATAAAGTCATCTAAGTCTGGGGTGATTAGTCTCATTAGTCTTCCTCGTATTGTGTAAGTTCGGGCGCAGTATACACAACCCACCTTTCCTCTTCAAGAAACTTCTGAGCACCCGGAACGAACATGCCATTCTTTTCTTTCCACTCAGGGGTGTCAGCGTGCTCCTTCACGGAGTTTACAATAACCTTGGAAGACTTTTCAAGCCTATTTAGCGTCCAGTATTCATGGAGCATCCTTTTCAGCCCCAATCGGTGTCGAGGATAGACTGAGCAGAAGTGGTCAAACCCTTCCATCACTCCGTTCCCCTTTTGTTTATTTTCTTTTAAAGATTCTTTTAGTGCCACCTCAGTGGTGCACTCTCTATGCACCTCAGTAGTGGACTCCACCTCAGTGGTGTACCCAGTGAGAGCATAGACGTTAGTGGAGTGATATCTCTGTTCTCTCTCTAGGGTTCCAAACCTAACCATCTGCGTAATCATCTTACTGCAGTACTTAGGTGTGTGACCGCTTCTCTCAGAAATTTCCCTTAAACTGGGAAAGTAAGGTTGAGGACAACTAAGGATTGCCCCTAAGACTCGGAGGTGACCGGCCTTATGCCTATGATCTTGAAGAACGTAGACTGGAATTGGGCCCCAAAACTTACCTGAGTCAATCATATCTGAGCCCACTGTATAAAGTAATAGGTGTTGCGACCCTTCTCTTTCCTGACCTCAAGTTGAATCTTCTGTGTCAGGCGCTGAAGAACAGTCCGAACTCCTTTGGGTGTCAAGGATGCCATAGCCCCTATCTCCGCTTGCGTCATTCTGGTGACTCCAGTATAATCAATCTTAAATGCCAACGCAAGGGCGACGAGCTTTTCGGACTTGCTCAGTTTTTTTGACCGAAACAAAACCGTCATTAGATATTCCCTTTTTTCCTGATATGTCAGCATAGTTGACAGCACCGTGCCAGCGTGATACCATAGCATACTTGAATGGGAAAGTCAAATATCTCCAGTGGGTGAGGACACAACCCTGCTGGGGGTGTGGTAAATACGGAGTTGACGCGCATCATGTCAGAATTGGTACAGGAATGGGTCAAAAACCTCTGGATCTTCACGCAATTCCCGCCTGTAGGGCTTGCCATGAGATGTGTCATGCGTTAGAATATACGAAAGAGGATCAATTAATATGGCTAGTAAAGACACAATACCGGGCAACACTCGAACACCTTATAAAGTGGTAGCGATGCTGACCCTGTGGGTAGATGATGGTGAAGATCATGAATCCTTAGTGGAGGTAGCCAAACACATCCTCACCAAAGAAATATTTAACTTGGTGGATGGAGCCGCATTTAAAGTAGGCGACACTGATCAGGGATTTGAAACCACAGTAGATTCAATCGACATGGTAAAGAGGTCGAATGTAAACTGATGATGAAGCGATGGATACTGCGCGATAAGCGCATCAGAGACTTCTGCTCTGGTTACATTAAAGATCAGTCGATTGATAATGAGCAACCGCTTGAGGTCATTATGCGTCCCTATAACAAGAACCGCTCACTGGAGCAGAATGACATGTTCCACGCATGGTGCGGTACAATAGCAGACCAGACAGGACACAGCAAGGGAGAGATCAAGGACATCATTATTGAATCTGTTTTTGGCGCAGAAGATTTTCTAAATCTAAAGGGCGAGAAACGAAGTAGGCTTCGATCAACCTCGGACATGAATGTAAGTGAAATGTCTGAACTGATTGAAAGGGCAGTTCAACTTGGTATAGAATTAGGGGCAGACGTCCCGGAGGTGACACATGGATAAGACAAACGGTTTTACTAGGGAAGAGGTTCCAAAAGACATCTTTGATAAAGAAAAGGGGCAACATACTTTAATGTATGCCGCCAGTATGGATAAAGGTGAGATTTGCGATGGATGGGATGACATGGGCACCTGCGCCGTTGCATTACTAAATTCGTGCGCTGGGGATCTTGCAGTAGCCATTAAAGTTATAAAAGCAGCCCACGAGGTGACACATGGGTAAGATAGACGACTTAATACCTAAAGATGTGCTGGGGTTTAGCGAAGATGGAATTCCCTTCCCTCAAGAAGATGCGAAAGGATTGTTTACGCTAGATGAAACTTTAACAAAATTAATTTGGATCGTTAAAGAGCAGGGCGAACTAATTGAATCCTTGCGCGGTGATTTTATCGGTCTGAAAGAGGAGTTATTCGACTAATGGCTAACGGACATTCAGCAGAAGCAATAGAAGCAACGGTGGAATTTAGTGAAGACCTTCGTGGTCCTGATGGTATAAGGGCTCCGCTTAACGCAGGATGGGAGCAACAGGAACAAAACGAAAAGCAACGTCAGGAAGAGGAATGGCAGAAAGCAGATGAAGCAGAAGTAGATGCCATTCAATTGAAATCGTTAACAAAAAAGCATGAGGCGCGTATGAAAAAACTTGCCGGAGAAAACCCACCACTAACCAAAAGAGATTTCCTAAACCAACTGGTCAAGGATCATGGACTCGTTGTGGAAGAGGACATCTTTAACAAGGAAGGCAAGTGGGCAATCATCAAATTGTCCGGAGTTGAGAAGATCCAGAACAACCTCAATATCCGCGTTACCTTCGAGAGCGAAGTGATCGAGAAAGATTTCGCCGTTATCAAGGCAGTTGCCGTAGGCCAGAGAGATTCTGTCCAGAGTTACGGTAGCGCCATCAAAGGAGCATACCCAAATGGGAATGTCTCCCACACCTATCTCGTGGAAATGGCAGAGAAGAGAGCCAAGGCAAGAGCCGTCCTTAAACTGTGTGGTGCATACAAATATGGCGTCTACTCTGAGGACGAGTCAGAAGAATTTAGGCAAGACTCATGAGCCACTGGTATGACAAAGAAGGCAATCCCTGTTACGAGGTAGAGGGAAAGAATGGGATGCGCCCATCCACGCTGAGAGATGCACGAAAGCATGGTTGGGTGCCTTCTGTCTCCACTATCTGGAATGATGTGGTAGCCCGACCCATGCTAACAAAATGGATTCAGACGGAACTAATGGGTGCCCTGTGGACTGAAACCCATTCCGCTGAAAATCTTGGTGCTGGCGGAGGGTTCCCAGAATTTGAAAAGTTAGCGCGGGATAGATTTAACAAAAAGCAACAGGACGTCATGGGGCGAGGCACTATGATCCACGATCAACTGGAGAAGTACTACAGTAGTGTCGACGTTCCTGTTGCTTATCAACAATTATGCGAGACGGTGGATCTCAAACTCAAAGAAGTGTGTAGCAGTGAAGGTGGGGCGTGGGTATCCGAAAAAGCATTTGCCCATCATTCCGGTTACGGTGGTAAGGTTGATTTACACAACGATGAATGGGTGGTAGACTTCAAGACCAAAGAGTTTCCAGATCAACCGAACGTAAAGAAAATGGTGTATGATGACTATGGAACCCAACTTGCCGCCTATGCCCAAGGGTTAGGGGGTGGCCGCAGGTTGCTCAATGTATTTATAGACGTGGGTTCTCCCCGCGTTCTCGTATGGGAGCATGAAGACGTGAATAGATTTCAGTCTATGTTCAATCATGCTCTCTCCCTTTGGAAGTTGGTAAAGAAGTACAACCCAGAATGGCACGATAGGAGAGTCATGTAAGATGAATGTGAATAAGGCAATATTAGTAGGGCGCGTTGGGGCAGATCCCATCATCAATGAAACAGGCAAAGGGGATACAGTGGCCAATCTGTCCCTTGCCACTAACTCCGGTTACGGCGACAAAGAGAAAACCGACTGGCATAAGGTTACGTTCTTTGGTAAACTCGCTGACACAGTTAACGAGTATGTGAAGAAAGGTCAGGAACTGTACGTGGAGGGAAGGATCACTTACAGTAAGTACACTGACCGGGAAGGAGTGGAAAAGCATTCCACAAGTATCGTTGCATACTCAATGCAGATGGGAGCCAAGAAAAACAGTTCTTCAGTTTCTTCAACAAGCGAGGATGACTCGCTACCATTCTAAGGGAGAGGGAGGGGGGCTTCGGCCCCCCAATCTTTCGTGGCAAGAGGATGAGGAACAGGTCTTTCGCATATATCATCTAGCGAGGCACATCTGGCCTATGCGCCATGAGTTGACCCCCAAAGGCGCAATCCCTTGGGAAGATTGGTTCCAGAACCACACCGCTATGACCTTAGATGAATTTGTCATATGGTCTAATGAGCAACGGCTCAGAGAGAAATTCAAAAACGTGAAACACGCAAAGCATCGAATAGTAGTAGCCCAGAAAGAGAAACTAATTGGGAGAGAAGGATGATTTCAGAATATCAGAAGTTAATCCACAAGAGCCGGTACGCTAGGTATCTGGACTCTGAAGGACGCAGGGAAACGTGGGAAGAAACTGTGAGCCGTTACTGCGACTACATGAGTGACGTTAGTGGGAACTTCCCAAACTATCTCCGTGAGGCCATCATGGATATGGAGGTAATGCCTTCCATGAGAGCCTTAATGACGGCAGATCCAGAAACAGGAAGCGGGGCATTGTCCAGAGATAATATGGCGGGATATAACTGTGCCTATCTGGCAGTTGATCATATCCGAGCCTTTGATGAGTCCCTGTATGTCCTGCTATGCGGTACGGGTGTAGGGTTTAGCGTGGAACGTCAGTTCATTAACCGATTGCCAGAAGTGGCCGATGACTTCCATGAATCCGATACCACCATCATCGTGAGCGATAGCAAGATAGGGTGGGCTAAGGCTCTGAGAGAATTGGTTAGCCTCCTATACCAAGGGATGATACCCAAAGTAGATTACAGTAGGATTCGTCCTGCAGGAGCAAGACTCAAGACCTTTGGCGGAAGGGCATCTGGCCCAGATCCACTGGAAAGATTATTTAGCCACTATATCGCCACTTTTAAATCCGCGACCAGCCGCCGCCTCACGAGCATTGAGTGCCACGACCTGATGTGTTGGAACGGCGAGAGCGTGGTGGTGGGCGGAGTTCGTAGAGCCGCCGAAATTAGTTTAAGTAATTTAACTGATGAACGCATGAGGCATGCCAAGTCAGGACAGTGGTGGGTTGAAAACCCCCAACGTGCTTTGGCTAACAACAGTGTGTGTTACACAGAGAAGCCAGACATGGGGGTGTACATGAGGGAGTGGACTGCGCTTTATGAATCACGCAGTGGTGAGAGGGGCATCTTCAATCGAGAAGCCACTAAGAAATTGATGCCAGAGAGGAGGGAAAAGGACTATGAGTTCGGCTGTAACCCCTGTTCTGAGATCGTTCTGCGGTCATCTGGTGTGTGCAACCTCACAGAATGCATCCTCAGACCCTCTGACAGACACGAAGATGTGGAAAAGAAGGTAGAATACGCCACTATCCTAGGAACCATTCAATCCATGCTGACTGATTTCAGATACGTTAGACCCATCTGGAAGAAGAATGCAGAGGAGGAAAGACTCCTCGGTGTGAGCATGACTGGAGTATTCGATTGCCCAATCGTTCTGAATGCATCTCCCGAACAGTTGCAGAAGTGGAGAGACATAGCAATCAAGACCAATGAGAAGTGGGCTAAACAACTGGACATCAACCCATCTGCCGCCATCACTTGCATCAAGCCGTCAGGTACTGTCTCCCAACTCACTGCCGTAGGTGGGTCGGGCTTGCATCCTTCGTACTCGAAGTGGTACATCAGAAGGATTAGGCAAGACAAAAAAGACCCATTGAATCAGGCCATCATTGATGCCGGGGTTCCATACGAGGACGACCCGTACAATAAAGAGGCTATAGTTTTCTCTTTCCCTATGGGGTCTCCCGCCAAGTCACGAACTAGGAATGATGTGACTGCGATAGAGCACCTTGAGATCTGGAAGAGGTTTGCGTTACACTGGTGCGAACACAAGCCTAGTGTTACAATCTATGTAGGTGAAGACGAATGGATGGAGGTTGGTGCGTGGTGCTACTCGAACTTCGACATACTGAGCGGTGTCAGTTTTCTACCGAGGGCAGATGATAGCCACTCGTATGAGGTCGCTCCTTATGAGGAGATTACTAAAGAAACCTTCTCCTCGTTTAAAAAAATCTCAAGAATCGACTGGGATGCAATCGAGGAACACGAAGACAACACAATCGGAAGTCAGGAACTCGCATGTTCCGGGGACAAGTGTGATATCTTATGAGTAACCCGTATTGCAGATTTAGGCACGGTAAGATGTTACAGACTCGCGGAAAATTCTCTAAAAGAGATGGTGGGCTAAGACAATACTACCACTGCCGAAACTCTTACTGTAGTTACACCACCCTTGAACCCAGATATGATGCCAAATTTTATAAAGAGTTTGGGGATGACTACTATCACAAACAGGCTCTCTCAGAAAGTAGTGATGTCATGCATCTTGCCTGTGCTAATTATCCCAACTGTGATACAGAGGGATGTGGAGAACACTAATATGAAACTGATGATCATTCCTGATCCTCACGCCCACCCTGATTACAACAACGAAAGATTCAGAGCGGCGGGTCGGCTGCTCATGGAGGAGCAACCCGAGTGTGTAGTGTGCTTGGGGGATTTAGCCGACCTGCCGTCTCTGTCTTCTTACGACAGGGGGACTAAAGGATTTGAGGGAAGGAGATACAAGAAGGATGTAGCGGCGACGATCAACGCGCAAGAACTTCTGTTCGAGGCGATGACTATACACAACGCTAGAAAAAGAAGGAACGGCAAGAAGCAGTATAGGCCACGCTTAGTAATGTGTATAGGTAATCATGAGGATAGAATTACTAGAGCCATCAACTCTCAAGCAGAGTTGGATGGAACAATAGGCATCGAAGATCTACAGTACGAGGGGTTTGGGTGGGAAATTGTCCCCTTCAAGCAGTGCGTGACGATAGAGGGAATTACCTTCTCGCACTACTTCACTGCGGGTATCTCTGGACGACCTATCTCTAGTCTCCACATAGGACATACACTGGTTTCTAAACTTCACTGCTCCGCCGTTCAAGGTCATTCACATCTGTACAACCACGCAGAACACACACGTCCTGATGGACAGAAAATCTTTGGGTTGTCTGCGGGTTGCTTCTCTCACCCTGAGTACTCAGAGAGTTGGTGTCGAGACACCGAGCACCAGTGGTGGAGAGGTATTGTAATGCTAGAGGAACTGGATGGTGAGGGTTATTACGATGGGGTCAAGACAGTCACACTCCGTAGGATCATGAGGGACTATAGTTAATCTTTGTAACACACCCAGATGGGAAGGCAGTGATTGTACTCCACTCGCCCTTCTCATCTTTAGTCGCGGCTATCTTAATGGTATTTTTGTTCTTGGTAATTAGGTAGCCCACCGTCCAGAAGGTAGGGGGATCTACTTCCGATGGCTTCTCCCATCCGGAGGTGCCAAGAATATCTCTCCACTCAACCACGACTAATTTAGGATTCTTCATTACTCTAGGACTTCATCAACCTTATTCACGAGCCTGAGCCTTAGATCCTGCATCTTCTGATTAATATTATTAATCCTATCTTCTTTGATGTCGTCACGCATGATACGATTGCGCCTGATCTGGGCTCGATCCTTCTGAAGTTTGGTGATCCTTCCCGCGATGTCCTTCCTGTATTCATTGAGTCGAAAGAGTTTATAGTCGTCGCTCTTTTGAAAATTCTTATACATCTTCCCCACACCATAGACTTCCTTGATACCGGTGTTAAGACTCGTTGCTGACCTTATGGATTGCTCGTAGTAGGAGTACTTGTCGTAGGCGAATCTGTTCTTGGAGGCCGTAGGATCATGGAAGAACCGTCGGGCAAAGGGAACCTTACTCCAGATAATATCCCTGCTCTCCGGGTGAGTGATGCGTCCGGGCATCGGACCAATCGACCACGCTAGGTTGGTGGTCTTAGTCACAAATCTACCGGCACTACCCACTGTAGTCTCCCAGATGTGCTCAAATATATCCGGCGGGATACTTGCCCACCCAGCTTTGACCTGAGAGCCCCCTGTAATCGCGTTGATGAAACGAGAAACAGATTTGAATGGCGCGGCTGTCGAAGACCAGTATCGCTCTGAGGGGGGATCTGCGGAGCCGTAGGGGGCTTCCTTATAAATAGGTTGACCGAAGTAACTCTCGTTCACTGCCAAGTCTATGAGTGGATCAAAGAGTGTTGGCGAGATGGTCTTGGTAGAACTGATGAGCAGATTGTCACTGCCTCCCCACGAGAATGGAAGGAATGAATCCACCGTGGTGGAGAACAGATGTGATGCCGCCTTTGGTCCTGTGGTGTGACCCATCATTAGAGCGGCCAAGGAGTCTCCGATAGCGTAGGGTATATTGTATCCGTAGGGGAGAGGGAT